GGGCTACCATCACCAACCTCATACTTGGAGGCCACACCCTTGATGGTGTAGCCGATGATGACACCCTCAGTGACAATAACACCCGTGTCGTCACCCCCTCGTTCGGTAACAAACGCTACCTCTCCCGTACTCATGATGATACTGCCGCCGGTAACATAACCCTCCTCCAGAATCTTGAGGTCCGTGGTGAGACCATCCTCAAACGCACCGCCACCGTCGGTGACTATGTGAAAGACATTCAGGTAGGCATCGGCTCCCGTTCCGGAGTCCGTATCTATGATGACGGTACCATAATAGCCCGTAATCTTGAACTCTCTCAAGGCCTCTCCGTTCCCACCATCAAGTATAACAGCATAGAGGTGCTCTCAGGTACCCGCTGGGACAGCGCAGGTAAAGGCCGTGTCAAGGAAATCATAGACCTTGATGACTCCCTCCATACCTGCCAGTTCGTGCTTGACCTCAATGAAGGTGAGCCGGGAGAGTTTATCGTCAATGACCTGCTCCGTGGTTTCTGGCATAACATAGATGATAACCAGAACGCCTCCGTAAGCTCCGATAACCGTCACGGTCAGATCACCCGCGCCGGTTTCCAGAGTATCTATTGCCGTGTCACTGCCGTCGCCAATATCGTAGAGCGTACTGTCGATGAGGTAACAGAGTATATCGTACCTGATGTTCATTACCAACCTCAGGATGGCGATATTCTCCTCATCAACGGCCTCGTCACTGTCGCCATGCGTCAGTTTGACACCAACCCCGCCACCTGGTCGCCCGCCCCAAGCAAATGGAGTGTATTGAGTCAGTCCGGTTTCGCTGGTGCAGACCATCCTGAACGTCAAAAGTTCACCGTCTATACCACATCCTACACCGCTCGCTTTGAGGGAGTCAGCACATGGGATTGGCAGGATGCCAATTTCGTCGGTGGATATGGCGACCTTACAGGTTTCGCCATGCTCTCCATAGAGGATGGTCAGGTCCACCGCCGTGAGTTCACCGGCGAGGGCTTTGTCACCAAGAATGCCTACATCTACGGCACTCTTGATCAGTTCACCCGTTTCTCAGACCGCATCCAGATAGTCCTCTCTCGTCCCGATGGTACCATTGCCTCCGGTGAGACCCTCCGTGCTGATTTCGCGCTCCGTGACATAGAAGGCACCTATATCGCCTCCGGTTACGTCATGCACATAACCCGCCAGTCTGGTGATGCCGCTGCCGATGCCGCCTGGAACGCCGCCATTGCCGCCCAGTACCCTGATGGCATCCCCTCTGCTCTCAACTTCGTCTTTAATGACATTCCGGAGCAGGGAGCCTTGTATCTCGTCACCGCCACCCGTCAGGTAAACGACGGCATCACCACCGTTAACTACACCACCTCCGCCTCCTTTGTCCTCTCCCGCGCCTATGCAACTGAGGTCTTTCACGGAGAGTGGAGTGAACTCACCACCTACGCCCGTACCACCCGCACATATCCCACCGTCACCTACGGAGGCTGCAAGTGGTATCTCGTAGCCAGCAGTTCTACCGATGATGAACCCAGCCCTGTCAGCAACGTCTGGCACATGGTCTATGGAGTAGAGGACCTTGAGATACGTTTCTATAACGCCTCCGGTCAGCGTGTCACTGCTGCCTCTGCCTATCCCGGTAGCGTCAATATCTATCTCATGCCTCACCTTTTCTGTGGCAACTTTGATATAAGTGACTCCCTTCTCAGCACAGATTGGTCATGGTCCCGCTATACTGGCCACTATGGTGAACCCATAGATACCCGCACCCCTGCCGACCGTCAGTCCGATATCGCCTGGCCCGCCTCCCACTGGCCCGATATCCCTCAGACCCGTCAACTCACCATCACTAATGATGACCTTCCACCCACCTGGGGCAGCGGACCCGTAGTCAACTTCATAATCACCGCCACCTACGGAGACCTACTTGTAACCAACGTCGTAAACATCTAACTCCTCATAGCTATGGATCGTAAAACAGAAGTCGTCATAACAGTCAACAGCCGCCAGCCGGTAGCTGCTGTGCGTGCTATGAAAACTGAACTCGATAAGCTCAATAAATCCTATCAGCAACTCTATAACTCTGGTAAGGCCGGCTCTGCTAAAGCCAAGCAGATGAAAAAGGATATAGATGCTCTTACGGCTGCCGTAAAAGGTTGTGAGACTGATATGGAAAAGGTCGATAAGGTTGTTAAGAACCTCTCATCAGCCTCATTGACACAACTCCGTTCTGCTCTCAAGAAAGTAGAGAAGGAGATGAGCCATACCGCTGCTAATGATCCTAAGATTCAAAAACTCCGCCAGCAGTATGAGGCTCTTACAGGTCAGATAACCAAACTCAAAGGTAAACTCGGCTTGCTTAATAATGATATAGCCAGCCAGAATTCCGCTTGGAAAACAACCATTCGTAATATCACCACATACTTTGGTCTGTTCCAGTTGGTATCATTCGCCCGCAATAAGATTCAGCAGATATTCAAGATGAACCTTGAACTCTCAGATCAGATTGCCAATATCCGTAAGGTCTCCGGTCTGGCTATTGAGGATGTCAACCAACTCACCAAGAGTTTGGCCAAGATTGATACCCGTACCACTATTCAGGAACTTAACGATATCGCCTATGCCGGTGCTAAACTCGGCTTGGGTAAGTATGGTATCGAGGGTCTTGAAGGTTTCGTCAAGGCTGCCAACCAGGTAAACGTAGCCCTTAAAGAGGACCTTGGTGGCGAAGCCCTTACCGCCCTCTCTAAGATTACAGAGGTCATGGGCCTCATACCTAAACTCGGAGTGGAGCAATCCATGTTGGCTGTCGGTTCTGCTATGTTCCAGTTGGCCGCAACCTCAACCGCCACCTCGGCCAATATAGTAGAGTTTACCAAGCGTCTCACCGGTATGGCTCGTGTCGCAGGTCTTACAACCGATGAACTTCTGGCCATCGGTTCAGCAGCCGATTCTATGTTCCTCATGCCAGAGGTCGCTTCAACCGCATTCAGCAAGCTCCTCACCTCCCTGCAGACCAATCACAACCTTATAGAGAAGGAACTCCAGATAGAACCCGGTACCATAAACAACCTCTATTCTGCTGGCAAGACAATGGATGCCCTCGTCCTCATCTTTGAGAAGATGCGTGATAAGGGTAATATGAACGCTCTTCAGGGAGTATTCAAGGATCTCGGCTCCAATGGTGCCCGTCTTACCAACGTCATGGTTACAATGGCCAAGAATGTTGATATGCTTAAAGCACACCTGGAGGTTTCCAAGAAAGCATTCTCTGAGGCTACTGCCGTCACCAATGAGTATAACATCCAGCAGGAGACAGCAGCCGCTCTCATGGAGCGTGCCGGCAATATCTGGACTAAGGCCTTCATCAATCCTGAGGGAGTTGATGTTTTCAAACGTTTTGCTCAAATGTGGTATAATGTCTCTACCCGCATGACTCAGAGCAAAACCACCATGCAAGGTATCAAGACCACTCTTAATATAATATTGGTAACGGTTAAGGGTCTTATGGCCATTCTGCCTCTGCTCACCCGCTATCTCATGTTCTATGGCGTAGCTGCTGGAATCACCAAAATAGTACAGGGCTTTATAGCCATGAAAGCGGCTATCATTGCAGCCCGTAATGAGACCGTAGCCCTCAGTGCCGCAATGAAATCCAATCTCATTGCTCTGGCCGCCGCTGCCATACTCACCCTTGCATCGTACCTTTGGGATTTGTCTAAAGCCAGCCGTGAGGCCGCCAAAGCCCTCAACGTCTATGAGCAGGCCAATAAACAGGCATCAGAGATGTCTGCCCGTGAACGTGGTCAGCTCAAGCAACTCTATGATGCAACCCAAGACCTCACCGCCGCTCAAGAGGACCGTCTCAAAGCAGTAGAGGAACTCCGCAACAAATATCCCAGTTACTTCTCAGACCTCACTAATGAGGAGATTCTTGCTGGCAATGCCGCCGATGCCTACAAACGTCTGGCCGATGAGATATACAATGCCGCAAAGGCCCGCGCCTATGAAGGTAAGATGGATGACCTCATGGAGCAGTACGTTACTGTCGAGGATCGTGTTCTTACTGAACAGCAGTGGATAGATGAGAACCAAGAGAAATATGAGCGTGCATTGCAACGTTCACACGAACGTCCTGGTGAGATTGTTAAATCTCTTGGTTGGGCCAGCGGTTTTGGTAAGGAGGCTGGCGTAGTAATGCGTGCTGATCCTGAACTTGATAATATCGGCAAAATACTAAACGAGTATTCGGCTCATAAGGCCGCACTTGATAAGGATAAGGAACAGCTTGAAGCAATTCAAAAGGATATAGATTTTCTCCGTGGTCGCATACCACAGGGATTGCTTCCTGTCACTGCCCAAGAGGATG